ATACGGTTTCGTAAAGTTTATATTCTTTTCCTAATTCGGTGTTAACAAAATATTTTTTTAAGATCTTGATAGCGGCAGAATTGCCACCCGATAATGTATCAGCTGTAATTCTTTTTACCAATACCTCAAATAGAATACCGGTATTTTTGAATTTTGAGTGTTTTATATACATCAATACTTATTTTTTTATAAATATGTTAAAATTTCTACTCTTTAATATTTGATTCATCCAAAAGTGAACTTTCGTTTTTATCTTCCTCAAATACTAATTGTTTTTTCGCGACTGGGATATTTTTTAACATACTTTGGTGCTTGAGAAATTGATTGTTTTCTAAAGCAAGGGGTGAACCTCCTTTAAAATCAACCTTAAGCTTATCATTATCGTTGTAATCTTTTTTCATTCCAGCAGAACCTAATCTATCTTTACCAAAGTTATCATCTTGGGTATTTCGTTTAGATACTTTTTCTTTTGGGCGACCTAGTTCTTTTTCTTCCTCATTGTAACCATCAGGTACATTAGCAGGATCAGACATCATTCTTCCTTGACCATATAACGAAGCTAAATCATGAGGTGTACCATATGACTTACCTGATTCTACAGGATCATTACCTTCAGCTTCAATTTGACCTAAACGGAATTTACGTTTAATATCTTCACGAATAAGATCTCTGTATTCATCATATTGATCTTCGCTCAAGTGGAAAATATTATCATAAATCCAATCTGAAGGGAACAATTGTGTTTCCATCATTTGAGCAGCTAAATCCATTTTTTCTTTCATTAATGCTACTCTTTCCTGGTCGTAAATGATTGAAGGGGTAGTCATTGAAAGTTCAAAGTTAGCTAACTGTTCATCTCTATACCCTTGAGTATAAAGGTGAACCAAAGCAATTTTATATAACTCGGATGTGATAATTCTTTGAATGCGTTCAATTGTACGAGCAAACCTAATATCTTGAGCAGCTAATGTAGCTTTACCATCTGTGTTTTCATCGTAACCCATAAATGCTTTAGGCACTTTAAGAGCAGCAAATAGTTTATCTCTTAAATATTCAACGTCTTGAATCCCATCCCACTGTAAACCATTTAAGTTTTCAATTTTAGTAGATGTATCATTACCTCTTACTGGGATGTAGAAATCCTCAAGTAAGTTTTGCATATTATATTTTAAGTTATATTCACCTGTTTGTTGATCAACATATGGAGTACGTTTCATTTTAGAAACTGTTTTTTCCATAAATGCATCAATTTCATTAGGAGGAATAGAACCAACATTCATATAATAAATACGTCTTTCAGGTGCACGTACAATCCTATGGATTAACATTGCATCTTCCATTAACGTATATTGTTTAAATAATTTACGAGCTGGTTCAATATAACTTCTACCATAAGGTAAGAAATTCATATCCGTTAATAAACGGAAATGAGCCATTTCATAATTGTCAAAAATGATAGAATTTGCTTGTTGTCCTGAGTTTGGAACGTTGTAATACCCATAATCCGAAGCAGAAACTCCCTCTGGATCAAATCGGAATTGTACTTCGGTTGGATTTTCTTTATCTACTCCTTCCATCCTTTCAATATGGAAAGCAGTATAAGGGATTACATTATAAACCCCAAATTTTTCGGCGATTTCTAGTTTAAGGAAGAAATCACCATACTTACACATATTACGAACCCAAGGCCAAAGGTTGAATTCAATATTTAATACATCGTAAAATAAGTTATAAAGGATTTTTTGAATATCTTCATCTGAAGAACGAATAGATAATACTTCACCCATATCGTTTTTCAAAGTACTTTCATCAGCTACGATATCAAGAGCTGATGCGATGATAGCATCTGTATCCATCGCATCATAATCTGAATAGAGTGAAGGTCTTAAATATTGATAATTAAAGTTGGTTTGTTGACCATACAATGAAGTACCTGAATTGGTATAAATTCTGTTGAATCTATCTACTAATGCGTTTGTTTGTAAATCTCCAGTTTTTTGGATACTATTTACATCAAAGACTTTTAATTGATTACCCCCAGCATTGCGGATAACCACATCTGTAGAGAATAATCTCTGTAATCGTGAAAATAAGCCTTTATCTGCCATTTTTTTATTTTGTTATAAATATGTTATAATAGCCACTTTATACTCTCATTTTTACCTCCTACATCCATATTATATGGGTTGTCGGTATTGTTTTGAGAATAAACACCACTATAACTGGTTTTATTTGTTTTAACTGCGCCTAAAGCTGCTCGAGCAGAGTCTAAACTTTGCTGTTGGAATTTTAACGACGTGTCTCGTAGGAACATACTAATCCCAAATGACATAACCAAGTCATCGTTATAACCTGTTTGAGCTTCTGGTCTTCCATTTTTCCAAACGAATACTTTCATTTCCTCTAATAATCGTTTTGAACGAATTGTTACTGATCTATCACCAACAAATTCACGGAATTTATTAATACATAACGGTCTAGTACGCATTGACATTGTAAATCCAGGAACCATTTCGCTATTACCTTCATACACACGTAAATATGATTCTGCAGTTAATTGATCTGATTTTGGTGATTGGTATAAATTTCTATATCCCCTTTCAATAATTGCATCAAGAGTAGCCCATCCAATATTAGCATTTTCTACTACCAACATTGCGTTATTATACTCGGTAGCTAAACCTGTAAGGAAATATCCAAATTCTTTAGGGGGTAATTGACCTCTATATTCTGCAACTTGAGTATTAGTTAAAATATCAATTACATGACATGCCGAAAAGTCTTTACCATCACCTCTAGCAACGTCAGCTACAACCATATAATCTCTAGAATAATCAGCTGGTTCCCAAATCCATAAATTTTGGTCTACACCTCTACGTTCTAATGGATCTTGGATTGTTGTTTCTTTGATAAAATCAATCCATTCAGAATAAAATACAATATCCCCTGATGTACTAAAGTCACAATCACATTCTTGAGCTGCTAATCTAGGATCACCTAGTAATTCATCTTGTCGTTTTCTCCAATCTTCATCTCGTTCAGGATGAACATACCAAGGTAATTTTATTGGAATAAAATCATTTTCATTATTTTCAGCTGAAACCCATGTTTTATGGAACCAGTTACCAGTACCATAAGGGGTAGATAATACAATTGCACCACCACCAGTAGCCAAGGTTTGCTGAGCTGAAGCCCAAATCTCACCAATTTGATCAATAAAAGCTGCCTCATCAACAATCAACAAAGAAACAGCTTCTGATCTTAATGATAACTTATTATTTTCATCTGCTTTAATTTGAAGCCAAGAAGGTAAATTATCATACATGAATTTTACCTTTGTAACCATGTTACGAGCTGTTTCTTGCTTTGTTGCAATACAAAGTACATTTTTGTCTTTATGGAATAACATTAACCATAAAGAATAACCTGCTGACAGAGTAGAGATACCTAATTGTCTCGATTTTAAGATAATTGAGTATGGGTTATCTCTTAGTAAATGTAATGTTTTTTCTTGGAAAGGATATAAATTAAAAATAACACGGCCACGTTGAGGGTGTTGGATATGGCAGTACTTTTTCATAAAGTGAGCTGGGTCTTTAGCACACTTTAAATATTCTTGCCTAATTATTGCTTTTAAATCCTGATCGGCCATTATTTACCTATTTTCCAATAGATACGGCCTGTAAAAATAGGTTGAAAATCTGGGTTTAAACCTACTCCAAAACCGTATGCATTTCTTTTTTTATTAACGTATAAAATTTCTCCGTTAATATTTTGTACTGCTTGATTAGTTGCTCCTACCGAAATACCCCCGAAAAATTCCCTGTTGTTGATGTAAACAGTATTAGTAATTGTAGTTGTTGGGATGAATATGTCGGATTGAACATCTCTAAATGAAATTAAGTTTTTAGTTATCGTATCATTTATAACAATAGAACCTAATGTATCTAATTGAATAGTATCAGTGTAAAAATACTTTGCGTAATAATCTTTTAAAATTGCAACTGTATCTATATTTGAAGGAATAGTGTCATGTATAGTTTCAATCCTAGTTCTCCATTTAGGAACATATTCTGTTTTAACTACCGAAACTGTATCCCACTTGGTTATTGTTTTTGTAATAACTTTTGGTTCTAGTGGGGGTGTAGAAGAACAACTCCTCTGTAATAAGAGGAGTATTACTAAAACTATAATAAGTAAATTTTGTATGTTTTTAAAGAAGTCCTTCAAGCTCTTTTTTAATTTTAGTCAATTCTTTTAAGCGAGATAAAAGTTCTGACTTTTCTGGTTCTTTAGAATCTTTATATTTTTTAACTAAAGTTTTCATTTCTTTAGTTGTCTCACCTAATTTATTAGCAATTTTAGAAACAGAATCTCCTTTCTTAATTTCGGCATCAGAAGGTTCTTCTTCTTCTTCACTTAAGGCATCACCTAATGAATCTGCTTTTTGTTGTGTAAGATCTAATTCTTTATTAAGGTCTTGTTGTGCCTTAATATCTTCCTGATCTGCTTCAGATAATACAGAAATAATTTCTTCGCGCAAATATGCTTTAAATTCAGATAGTTTCATTTGAATATTTTTGTTATAAATATCATGAAAAAATTACCTCTTTCATCTGTTTAATACGTTCTTTTGTAGTACCCGATAAAGTATTAAGATTTTTAATTTTATGAATATACTTATTAGTTAATAATTGAATAGTTTCATCAATCATTTTTCTATAAGCAGCATCAGTTTCCCTAATACCATTATCTTCAATTTCTACACCTTCAGGAGAAACATAAAAAATATAATCGTATTCATGAAGCATGTTAGCAGCAAAATCACAAAAATCCTGTGCCTCAAGATAATTCATAGATTTGGAACATTTAGCAAATGCCATTACATCAATAATAGTACGATCTGTAATGATATTTTCTTGCATTAATTCACCAGCACGTTCAGCTAAAAATACAGCTTGACCTTTTACTGTTGAATCAGTGTTCAATGGAATACCCATTGCCATTAATTCTTTAGAACGTTCTGTTCTAGTTGTATAATCTTTAAATTCAGGTACTTCTTGCAACGCATTTACAAGCGTTGTTTTACCTACTGACATTGTTCCGCAAAGACCTATTTTCATACTTGTGAATCTCCTGGTTTAACTCTATAACTATCACTATCAAAATGTTGAGTTGATACCTCAAATATACAACTTCCTTCTTCAAGAGCCAACATTTGGTGGGGTTGTCCTGGCATTAGATGGATGCAGTCACCTTCACTAACTACCTGTTCGTGTTCAGTAGATGTTTCAGTATCAATCCATTTATAAATAAATTGACCTTTTGAAATATACCATGCTTCATCTTTTAATAAATGGTAATGCATTGAAAATTGTTTACCTTTTTTAAATACTAAAAGTTTACCACAATATAGATCATTGTTAATAATCCATAACTCGTGACCCCAAGCTTTCTCGTGTCGCTCACCTTGATAAGGTTGAGCTTCGATTGTTAAATCCCTCATACTTAATGTCTTACGTTAGCACCTACTTGCTTATACCAAGGAAGTCCTTCACGATTACTTAATGCTTCTTTGTAACTTTCTTGATCGTATTCAATACCATTTAAATACCAAGCTTTTTTTAAATTACATTCTTCACCTTCAATTGGTTCAATAGCAGGTCCATCCCAACTATGATATTTCCAGTTGTCTTCACCCTGCATTTTAATAAAATGATGTTTCGCACCTTGCGATCTCATTGTTCTGTACTCGTATAATTTATCTTTTGCCATAACTTAATAATTTTCTATAAACTCAGGATACTCCTCTTGATCTTCTTTAAATTGTAGAATATACTCTGCAACATAAGTTCCTTG